GGAAAAGGCCCGGCCGATAACAAGCCCGCAAGCAAGCAAGGCGGCGGCCGGCTTTCGGCGGCCCTAAAAGGCGCGGCTGCCGGCGCGGCTGCCGGCGCACTTGGTGGCGGCGCCATCGGTGCTGTGATCGGGGCCACCGCTCTCGGGTTCGCTGCATATGTCGCGAGCGGAAAGAAGACCGACGAGGCACTTGAAAAGGCGAAGTCGGACATGGGGATAAGCGACACGAAACTCAATGTTGCCTCTGCGGCAATCTTCGGAAAAGGAAAACCGCAGTCGCTTGCAACGCAGGTCACAGAAGACGGCGTCATTGCGATTCACGGCAATCAAGGAAGCGTCTTCATTAGCAGCAAGGCTCCTGTGTTCGGCGTGAAGGGAAAAAGCAATTTGCACTTTGACCCCAACGGCGGCGGAGATGAAGTCGCGAACGACGCGATCCTTGCAGCCAAGTCCGTCGGTGTGAAGACGGTCACCGTGCAGTCGTGGACACCGGAGAGCGACGCGGCCTTGAAGGCGGCAGGATTCAAGAGCGCTGGCCCGGCGTTCAGCAAGTCGGAGGATCACGACGTATGGGTCAAGGACCTGTCTGACAAAAAGTCAAAGCGGTACGACGAGTTCCTCGACTTTTACCGTGAGCGTCGCGGCTTCTGCCCAACGGGCGAAGGCGGGGGTGTCGACAACTCGTGCGGCAAAGGCGACTACGCCGAGTGGAGCAAAGGCGACCATCTCGACAAGAAGAAAGAGAAGGACACGCAGGAGTTCCTCGACAAGGCCCGCGAAGGTCAGCTTGCTCGTGGCGGCAAGGACGGAGGTAAGGCCGACGACGGCGGTGGTGTCCAGACCTGGAGCAAGGGCGAGCATTATCCGTGGACTGCCAAGCAGGTTGGAGACAAGGAAGGCTACGTCCAGGGGCTGCACCCGGACGGCAGCAAGACGGAGAAGTATGCGTTCAAGGATGGCGACACGAAGGAGGCCTACGCCAAGCTCGCCGCTGAATTGAAGAGCAAGCCCAAGAAGCGTGCCGTCGATCCCCGCCAAGTCATCGACGATACGCTGAGGTTCCTCAAGGACCGACGCTGATGAGCCTGGATGCTCGAATCGCGAGTCTCATTGCGTTCTCCCAGGCAAGGGCGATGGAGAGCGCTACTAACGCCACCGGAGGCGCCATCGCGGGTGGAGCAGACTGCGGCCGCGATCCTGACGGGAAGTTTGGCGGAGGGAACAAGTGCGCCGTCGTCGGAGGAGTCCTGGCTCCGCAGTCGACCGAGGCGTACACAGGAACTCCGTCATTTCACGACCAAGACGACGACTACGTCTACCACGTTACGACGGCTCCGAACGCCGGCAAGATACTGAAGGGCGGCTTTCGGCGATCTCCATCAACGATCAAGGGTGGCGGGTACGAGTCGTACTCGAAGGGAAAAGTTTTCTTCACCGAGAAAAGCGGTCTCGCGACTTGGGAAAGCAAAATCGGAGACCACCTGTTTCATTCGCACGACGATCCGCCACCAACCGCCATCGTCCGCGTCAAGAAGTCCGAGGTGTCGCACCTTCTGTCTGAAGACGTAGTCGGAACAAAGGACGCCGGCGCAAAAGCCTACTACGTTGACCTCGGAAAGAAGCAGTCTCGCGCCTTCTGTCCGACCGGCGACGGGGGGGGCATCGACAACTCGTGCGGCATCTCCAACAGCAAGGGCGAGCGAATCCGCAACGTCCGCACTAAGTCGGACAAGATGCAGACGAAGGTGGCCCGCAAGCTCTACCAGATGCGGACCACCGAGAAACAAATCAAGAAGCTGATTCGCGACCTGGGCGGCAAGGTCAGCAACTCGATCGTGGAGATCGAGTCCACGCGAGGCGAGGAAGGCGTCAACATCTTCATCCGCGATCGAGACAATAACGAGACGCACTTCATCCACATGGGCTACTACGGCGCGTCCATCTACACGAGCGACAAGGTCTCGCTTGACGAGGCGAAGCGGATCAGGGCCTTGGCCGAAGAGGCATTCCCGAAGACGATCGACAAGCGGCTCTACGGCCGTGGCAGGAAGTACAACATCGACGTCGTCAACGACCCCACGCAGACAAAGACGGCCTGGGACGGCCTGTCGTCGAAGCAGCGGTTCAAGGCTAAGCTCGACGCCCGCTACGCCAGCCTGCTCGCGTTCGCGGAGGCACGAGACTGCGGGCGAGACGAGGGCGGCAAGTTCTCGTCCGGAAATACTTGCGCTTCCGGTGCTGCCGCCGCTGCCGCATCAGGCGCCGTCACTGGCGGAATCAAGGGCGCGATCACTGGCCTTCTCGCCGGAGGGCCTGCCGTAGTCAAGCCTGCGGCCGCGATCGGCGCCGCCACCGGCGCGGTGAAGGGCATCTACGACAACCAGATGCGGCCGACGCGAGTGAAGAAGACGATCGAGCGTCTAGGCATGAACACGAAGCAAGTCGGAGAGCTTGTCGAGAAGCTCGGAGGCACGCCGGAGTCGTCGGCCGACGCAAAGGGCGGGAAGCTCCAGGTCACAATCAGAGACAAAGAAGGAAAGAAGACTTTCAGCGTCGAGGTCGACAAGAAAACGATCACCGTGTATCCACGCCGCGCCACCGGCGAGTTGACGTCCAAGGAAATCTCCCGGGTCAAAGAGATCGCCGACAAGTCGACGCCGAAGTCGATCTCCGTTGTCGTGAAGAAGAGTTCGTCAGCCTACGTCTCGAAGCTCGTGCGAAATGGGTTCACGGTAGCCGCAGGCCACGCCGGCGACATCTTGGTGGCGACCTATCTCACGGCACCCGTCCATTCCGTCGCCCATGACGCTGTGCAGTCGATCAAGAAGACGTTTTCCCGAAGGTAAGGAGCCTATGTCTCTTCGCAGCGGCGATAAGTGCCCGGAGCCCGGCTGCCGTGGCCTCATGGCAACCCGAAGCTCACGGCAGAGCGGCGAGTTTCAGGTGCGGTATCTCAAGTGCCAAGTCTGCGGCAACTCTGCTCGCTCCGTCGTTACAGCTACCGACGTGCGTTCGATTTGCTGGCGCCGGGCCCATCAAAAATAGTGTTGTGTGACACAACACTTTCTCTTTCGCCCTTCTTCGGGTGAGTGATCGCTTCCACATAGTTTGAACGTGTGGCACCTGTTTGCCGCACTCACAAACTAGGAAGCGAATCACATGGAAGCCTCGTCCAAGGTCAAGCAACTCCTCGACGAACTCGCCGCCGTCCTCGCAGAGATGGGCGCCCTTCAGGAAGAGGGCGGCATCGAGGACACCGAGGTCGAGCACGACGCCGCTGACAAGGCCGGCATGGAAGAGGACGAGACCAAGTCCGAGTCTCCCGAAGAGGAGTACGAGGAGGAAGAGGCCAAGGAAAAGAAGATTCGCTGCCTCTGCGAGCGTGCCGAGAAGATTCGCGACCGCATCAAGTTCTACGAGTCCGTTGCCGCGAAGGAACTCGAACTTCGCACCGTGCTTGACAAGGCGACCCCCGCTTCGGTGGCCGCAGCCCACAACTCCCCGGCCAAGGAGGGCCGATCCGTGACGCAGATTTATCACAACCTTCCCGGTGCCGGTCGTCTCCGTGGCTTCAAGGGTCCGAATGCCGAAGAGCGTGCGTACCGCGCCGGCATGTACTACAAGTCGACCCTGTTCAACGACCGTGACGCCGCCCGCTGGTGTGCCGACCACGGCGTGGTCGACAGCCGCGCCCAGGGCGAAGCAGTCAACTCGCTCGGCGGACTTTTCGTGGCAGAGGAAGTCCTCAACGAAATCGTCGTGCTGGTCGAGCAGTACGGCGTGTTCGCCGCGAACGCTCGCAACGTCAACATGAACTCGGACACCCTCGTGGTGCCTCGCCGTGTTGGAGGCCTCCAGGCCTATTTTATTGGCGAGAACACGAGCATCCCGGATTCCGACGCGAGTTGGGATCGGGTGCAGCTTGTGGCGAAGAAGGTGGCGGTCTCGAACCGCATGTCTTCGGAGCTTTTGCAGGACGCCACCGTCATCAGCCTTGCCGATTATTTGACGACTGAAATCGCGCGGTCGATCGCGATTCTCACGGACCGCGTGGGCTTCGTGGGCACGGGCTCGGGCGAAGACGGCGGAATCGTGGGTGCTGCGGTGAAGATCGCCGACGGCAACCACAACGCCGGCCTCGTGACCGCTGCCACCGGCAACACGGCGGTGACCAGCCTGACGATCGACGACTTCGTGAACACGGCCGCCCGGTTGCCGGTTTACAGTCGCGCTCGCGCAGCATGGTACTGCTCGCCGGCCGTGTTCGCCGCCAGCGTGCAGCGTCTCGGCCTGACGAACCAAGGCAAGCTGACGGGCGGCAATAACGCCTCGAACCTCGCCGATGCTCCCGAAATGCGTCTGTTGGGATATCCCGTGAACTTCGTCCACACCATGGACGCGAACCTCGGCGTCGATGCCGGTAAGGTCAAGTTCCTCCTGGGCGACCTGTCGCTCTCGACGATGTACGCGACCCGTCGCGGCCTCCAGATCAAGACCTCGGTCGATCGCTACGCGGAACTCGACCAGACCCTGATCGTGGCGACCACGAGGTTCGATGCCGTGACTCACGATTGCGGCGACAACACGAAGGCTGGCCCGCTCGTCGGTCTCCGCACGGCCCTCTCCTGATTTGTACGGACACACTTACCTCAAAACCTCTCCTGGAGCAGATAGAACATGAACCACCTGGAAGCCACGAAGTCCGATTGCCGCGTCTCGGCCTCGGTCGCGTCCAACGCCACCCACAGCCACGAGATCGACACGATCGGCCACGAGTATCTCTCGGTCGACGTCTGCTTCGGCGCGTTCTCGGC